TCTATAGCAAACTTGGCCCCCACTATAAAATATAGAACCAGACGATATATTTGTTGTTGGTGTATACCAATTATTTGTGTTATTATCACATCTCACTAGCTGAGTTCCAAGTGGTGCAACTGGTGCAGGAGACGGTGCTGTAGGAGCAGGTACTGGTGCAACTGGTGCAGGATTCGGAGCTACAGGAGAAGGTACTGGAGCTACAGGTGTTACTGTTGGTGCTGGAACAGGTACAGGTGCTGCGGGAGCCGGAGCAGGAGATGGTGCAACAGGCGCTACAGGAGAAGGAGTAGGACTAGGTACTGGACTTGGTGCTACAGGAGCAACAGGAGGCACATATCCGCAAGTAGTAGAATTAGTTTCAATTAAGCTATTAGTAGTTCCGCATTGGCCGTCAGTATATGTACCATATAAATCATACCCAACACAATTAGTACTTTGTAATACACCAGCTGCTTCACAACATTCATAAGTATCACCTAACCATTCTTCATCAATGCCTTGATATAATTTAAATGTTGCTGGTTGGGTTTGTAATTGTAATGTACAAGATTCTGCGGTTGTAATAGTTACATCAAGCACTCTTGCCGCTGATACTAATGGAACTACAATTTCTATATTAACAAAACCTGAATATGGTATTGTTTCTGTTCCTGTGTCTAATGAAATACCATTACCATTATCTACTACAGTATATGTAAACTCAGCACCTTGCTGCCCGTACACTTTAAATATACGTGTTTCACCACGCAATTCAATAATACTTTTATTTATAAAATAACCAGTAACTGCGGGGCACGCTGGTGGGGTAGGTGTAGGCGTTGGTGTAGGAACAGGCGATGGTGCAGGCGTTGGAACTACTGGTATAATTTTTGTAGCACATCCAGAAATTGGCACCTCTAAATCTGTTCTTTCTGAAGGCCAAGTAAAACCATTTAAATATACGCGGGCTTTTAGATTATTGCCATCAGTCATAAATACAACATAATCTACATATGTATTTGGCACATACGTAAAATTTGTAGCATTAAGTGAATAACCGCTATCTGGAATCATTTCAAGATCTACATAAGGATATGTATTTGTTGCTAATGAACCAGGAACAGCAGCTAATTCTACTACTTTAGTTGTATAATTACAAACAGATGAACTAAAATTTATTAAACCCATTATATATTATTAACAATTATAATTATAGCAATCGCAATCACAAGGCCCACCGCTATAGGGATTATAACCCGTACCGTCTATAAACGTTTTTCCAGATATATCATATGTTGTACCTGTGCTTATATAACATACCTGTCCTGCGCTATAAAAAGAACTACCACTACTAAGTTGTTTATAAGTACCGTCGGCATGTTGTACTTCATGGTTTGTATACCAAGTAACACTATTATTATCACATCTAGTTAAACCAGTATATGCTGTAGCAGTAGGAGGAGCGGTTGGAGGCGTTGCAGCGGTTTCGCAATTAGGCATAAAAAAGACATTAACAATTCCATAATCATCCCACTCGGAAAATACTGTCCAACCATTATCTGCTACATAAGTTGAGTTACCAGGCCATATATAACCGTGATTAATAAGTGTATTGCCAGAGGCTACAGTTATAGTACCTCCGTCACCAGTATATGTTCCGCCGGACATAACATCTCCATTATAACCTATTGGTGATATTGGACAACCTAATGAAATACTTTGAGCTTCAGATAAAGAATAATATGTAGGTACATTAGTTCCAGCCCCAGAAATATCAATCCAAGCTTCTGAATAATATATTGTTTGGTTTTCTGTAGTACATAAACCACCTAATCTTAAATAAGGTTGACTTTCGGAAACTTCAGAATAATTACTTCCGGTAAAATAGCTTGGGCAAGCTGCTTGTGTAGCACATAATCCGCTATCTATTTTAGTACCAGAACTATTTATTTGTACCCAATTAGTTCCATCTGATAAAAATTTAGCACTTGTATCACAACCATAAATATCATCATAAAACACAGTAGCTGTAGTTATTGATGTATTATTTGCATAAACAATATCTATATTTGAAACAGATACTGAACAAGCTTCTTCTGAAGTTGTTCCATTAAATAAACTTAATTGCGTAAGTCCTGTGTTGCAGGCTTGAGATACTTCTGTCAATGTTACTATAAAAGAATCTGTTGCAGAACAAGTTCCATCAGAAGCAGTAACATTAATAGTTGAGCTACCTCCTGTTGAACCAGCAAAAACAATAGTAAGGTTATTAACATCTATTGATACTGAAGCTACGTTTGTATTTGATGAAGTAGCCGTATATGTTAAAGTATCACCATCGGTATCATTAAATACATTGTTTAAGTTTATAACTTGGTTTGTCGCCCCAACCGTTACTGAAATATCAGATATAGCAGAAGTAACCGTAGGACAAGTATTAGATGTTGTTGGACAATTTTCTGTGTCCAATACTGGTGCAATATAATTTGGATCACTACTTGCGTTTGTTTTTGTTTCGCTCGTAGCTACACCATTTACATATTTTTTAAGTGTTAACCAGTTTTTATAACCCGAATTTGCCATTATTAATTATATTTGTTCACATTCATACGTGTCTCCACGCCATTCTATTATTGTATTTACTATATAAGCATCCATTATTGCTATTGTAATATCTAAATCGCCTGAAAGCGCAGTTGTTTTCCCAATACCTTGGCTTGAAAATTGTTTACTATCCCAATTTGTTGTTTTATTAGGAACATCTAAATATGTTTTATCACCTTTTATATAATTAAAAAACTTACCTTCTTTATCAATAAACTTTGTTACAGATCCATCTTGTAAGTTTGTTTTTACATAATTAGCAACCCAACCATCATCACCTTCATAACCTAATGTTTTAAATTTTTTAACTACAGAAGATTCTTGATTAAAAAAGAAAGTTACTTTAGATGAATACTGTCCATTATAAAAATTATTTTTAGCACGACTTTCTACGTTATGCAACCAAAGATTTCCATTTTTAAATGTATAATATTTAGCATTTAAGCTTATACCATTTTCTGGTAAAAAGCTATAACGAGATGTCCAACCTTTTACCATTTCATCAAAACCTACTGTTTGATCATTTATAGATATATTATAAGTACCTAAATCTTCATCAAAGCTACCAATAAATGCACCAGAATTTGTAGACAATAAATCTTTAAAATAATCAGACATGCCATAATTAGATATGACTGTCAAACCATCACCACCCCCAATGCCTCCTGAAAATCTTAATACAGCATTTCTAGCTTTATCAGTAAAATAAAATCTATTACCGTATGTTGCAAATGACTCAGGATTATTGGATATACCAAACTCACCAGCATAAGGTCTTACATAACCTAATACATTTGTAGAAGATATTAAATTAGGATTTCCATCAGCATTAAATAAAACGTCTTTGCCAGCTGATATACCTAAAACTTTATCTTCAGTTAATGCAATTAAATCACCATCTCTTGCATGAAGCTTTTGTATTGATCCATATTCTGGATTAATATCTTTTGTTATTGCTTCTGCTTGATTAAATTGATTTGTTTGGTTTATACCATTGATACTATTGTATATGCCAGAAAATATAATAGTATTTTTCTTATGTTCTTCTTTAAATTGTTCCGCAATTACAGAGCTAACACGAACACCTTTATCCATGGTAACACCATTAAAATCGTCACGTATTCTATTAGATTCAACACCATTACCAAATGAAAAGCAATTAAACCATTTTAATTCTTGCTCTGTATTCCATTGTGTAATATCATAAGAATTTTCAGTTTCATAATATAAATCTAAATCAGCAACTTCTTCTGGTTCTGTTTCAAATATTATTGGCGAATTTACAGATAACTGATTTTCTTCTTCGTTTATTATATTATCAAGTATGTATATTCTTTTATCTAATGCTGTTATATTGGGTGTAAAATCAATATTATTATCTAATTTAATTTCCCATTGAACCCAATAATTACATATATCTTCATCTATTTTATTTCCCCAGAAATTATTAAACCCATGGTTTCCATCGGTTCTTAATGAAGACTGAATTTCATATGTTTTAGCATTAGGGTCAGATTCAAATCTTATTTTAGTACCAGCCGCATCTAAAAATTCAGCAAAGTCATCAAATTTACTATTTTTATCTTTCCATGCTTGCCCAGTTCTGCGTATTTTTATTATATTACTACCGGTAGCCATAGCTGTTTGTAATCCAGTAGGTTCATTTGCAGTACCAGGTCCTGGCCAATAATATCCTTTATTTTCACCGGAACAATTTGCCCCTCCCCCTGAGTTTATATTAGTATAAGTATCCCCAAGTATTGTTTCGCTTGATATTATTCTATACTCACTTGTATTATCAGTTTTAATTGATACTGCATTAACAATATTTTGTTTTAATAAAGAGTCAATACGAAGCTTTATAAAAAATCTATTTTTAAATTCAGGAGATACCTTTGTTTCAACTTCACCAAAAACAATATTATAATTAGATAAAGAAGAAAACTTATTTACATCAGTTTCATTAAAAATTTCATTTATAGTTAAAGATATTGTATCTGACTTATCATCAGCATCAGTATCTTCAAAAGTTACATTTGAAACAGTATAAATATCGCTATCTCCACCAGCATCAACAAGTCTTATTTTAGAACCCGCAGCAATTGTTGCTTCAAGCGTTTCATTGGGCTGAATATCTGCCTCAATTAAACTTGAATTAGATGCAAGATTTGTTGTAACATTTGTTAATTTAATTTGTCCTTTACTTTGAAACTTATCAGTTAAAAAGTTAGGAGCTTCATTATCAATATCTAATATTTTATATTTTGTCGTAGTATCATCTACAGCTACATCTGCACCATGCTTTTTCTTTAATATTAAATATGTATCTTCGGTTATTTTATTGCGTTCAGATGATGGCAAAGAAAACCATATGGAATTTGGTTCATCTTTATTTAAATAATATTTATCTACAAGAACATTATAATATGGAGCAGATGTTTCTTTTACATAATATTTAAACTTTGAAGCCCAGCTTGGCGCTGATCCTATTCCTTTAACAGCTATACTATTTTTTTTATCTGAAGCAGATCTATCTAATTGTATAACACCAGATTGTTTTGCTATAACTGGCGATTGTCTTCCGTATTTGTCTTCAAATACAGTACCTATTTGATATGTTCTATCAGTTTTTATAGAAGCACCCGAATCATTTCTTGAAATTATTCTACTAGCAACATCTGGTTCATTTTCTATATTATACCCTTGAGTATAATTACCAAACATTAATCTATTTGCTGTAATTTCCTGTGCTTTTGCTTTTTTAGGTACATTATCCCAAGCTCTAAGTAATTGATTATTTTCAACTACTTTATATATAATTTCAGAATCTATATTATAAGAAGTTAATTCTTCTTTTTTAATAGACTCTACAGTATATACATTATTGTTGTTTGATTCTTTATATAGTATTTCAACCTCTTCTACATTATCAGGTGCATCATCAAAGCCATAAAGATTAATTCTTCTAACAGTATTAATCATGCCCTCATTATACCCGTCTTTAGCATTATATTTAATATCACCTGGTAAAAATGCTATTTCAGAAAATGGTGAAAATACAGAATATTCTCCATCTTCATATTTCCATCTATACCCAAACCTAGGAAATTTAAGTTCAAATAACGGATTTGGTTGCTCTTTAATAATACTATATTGAGCAGCTTCATTTGCAAAATTTTCTGATGCAGTTACAATTTCAATAGTAACGGTGCTACCACCATTATAAAAAGTAATTAAACCTTTTATTTCAATTGGATCCCAATTAGTACTAAACTGGCCTGCATTTTGTTCATATTCAAATACTAATATATCACCAACTTTCCAATCTCTATCTGTAGTAAGTATATTTATAGTATATGAATCACCAACTTCTACTGCGTTAGCCCCATTGTTTTTTGAAAAATTAAAAAATGCAGAGGATTCAACGCTATCACTACCAATTTTATCTGCTAATGCTATTTGTGGTGCGTTGGATGGCTTTTGTTTTATAACAGTAATATCACCTTCAACAAAATTTCTTCCATAAACTTGTGTATGGCTGCTAAAGTTTGATGACCCAGCCTTAAATTTTTCTATGTTTACTTTTTTAGGCTCAGTTTGATTATCAGTAAAAAATAATAAACCGTCTATTATGTTTACACCTGTAATTAAATATTGATCACTAAAATTTAAAATGCTATACACATCAACAAGCACAGGTACTGTTAAATTTGTAGCTTCATCATATTCAGCAATAATACTTTTGCCTTCAGATGATATGAACCAATATATTTTATTATTTTGTATATCTCTTACTTATCCAATTGTTTTGCTATATTATTAAGCAAGTAAAGATATTTGTTGATTACCAGATATATTTTGTAAAGTACCAACATCGCTCCCATCAGAAGTAGAAACTTGCACATTTAAAGCATCTCTATACTCATTTTCAGGTATAGCTCTTTCATCCAGGTCTTTGTTCATTCGACCTGAGGTAAATACATGCTTAATTTCTGGCATAATACCTTAGTGTTTTATTTGCTTAGACTTAATTCGCATAATTTGCGAAATTTCTTTAAGCTTGATATTACTTAATCTTAATTTAGCTTTTCTTGTTGCAGCAATTTTTTCTTTACGTATTCTTTTAACTTGATATTCAGGAATGCCTTGCTTTACAGACATAATAGCATAAGCTATGCTTTTATACATAGCTTCTTCCGCTAATTTATGTATTTTCATTTCTTCATCTGTAGCAACGCTGTCAGATATATATTTTAATGTAATAATTCTACCTGCAAAATCACCTGAAAAAGATATAATACCTTTATTATAATTTATTACAAAAGCACCATTTTTTGTAGTTACTTCAGGGTTTATTCCATAACGCTTTCCATAATCAACATTATATCCGTAACCTTCTTCTAAAAAGTCTGTGCTTACATCTGATAAACTATTATCATAAGCTGTACCATCTTGAAATCTTGTTTCAGTTACTGATTTATTTGCTAATAGTAAATTACCATCTTGGTCATAAAGATAATTGTAGTCTTCATCTTGTAATGGTGCTGTAGGTGAACTAGTTATTCTATTTGGTAAAACAACTTGCTCAATACCAGCATCATCAACCCAAGATATGTGTGTGTAGTTCACATAATCGTGTGGCAATACAACAGAAAGAGATGGTGGAACTTCAAGCTCTTGCGATTTAATTGAACGCAATGTATCATAGCTAAGTTCTTGTAAAGTTCTTCTAGCATGATATGCAACTTCGCTTCGCTTTACTGTATTAATAATTTTATCATCTCCTACATAAGAAATGATAAAGTTATTAATAACATCGTTTAAAGCGGTATATTGGTAATTGCCGTAATCATTGCCATCATAATATTGTTCATGTGTTTGTGTAAATAAAGCCATATATTATGATTTTTCTTGTGTTAAAGTTTTATTTTCTTTGGCTTCTGCTGTATTAGTAATTTCTGGTTCTCTTACTATAATACCAGAATAAGATAATATTTTTATAACCAAACTTGATTCGTCTGATTCGTGTAATTCAAAGTCAACACTATTGTTTGCATTATATAAAGGTGTATTGTCAACTTCTATATAGCTCCATTCAACTTGTGCTGGTTTACGCACATATGTACAAGTAACCCCTGATATAATTGATGTAGGATAAATTTTAACTCCCCAGCTTTCACTTGTATTATCAATATTTTCAGTATATATTGGGTGTGTTGTAGTTGGTGCAGCTAGCGGTGATGCATTTAAGTATAAAACTTCTTTAGCATCAACTCTTTCAATTTCAGTATTATTATATATAACAGTACCTAATTTATGTAAATTACTTGGCATTAAAAATGATCCAGAACTAAAAGTCATAGCACCAGATTTTTTAAACTTACTTATTTTTTCATCAATAAGCTTGACCATGTTAGAATACTCTGTATTATTATCACGCATTCTTTTAAATTGTTGCAGGTCATAAAAATATTGTTCAAATATTTCTAGCTGTGCCTGATTGGCTTTCAAATTAAATTCTTGCGGTGTAATATATCCCCTTTGCTCTTTATTAAGTATGGCAAGTACTCTTTGATATACTGTATCTATACTAATCATGTATCTTGTATTATAATGATAAGGGCCACCAAAGCGACCCTATCACTACAGTGGTTTACTTAAATTTTCTTTTCTATTGATTTATAAACCTCAACACCTTCATCTGTTTTTAAATATGCTGCAAATGCAGAATATGGATTTTCATCAAAAGGTACTGACATTAACTTTTTATTATTGCTTCCCCAGTGGAATGATCTTTGATCACCAGAAAGGCTGATAATACCAGCTTCAACAGCTTTAATAGCAAAGTTTCTTAATTGTACATTATCGTCTTCAACAAGTGCAATAAATGTAGCTGGATTACGTTTTGCAAATAATAATATATCTCTTCTAATTTCTGAAGATGTCATTTTAGATACAGCCGAACCTTGCTCAACTCTTAATACCGCTTCAGAATGATCAATATCTAAATCTTTAGCTAGGTTAAGTGCTGTAATTTCAAGTTCAAGATCTTCTAAATCATCTTTTGCTTCAGCAATTGCATCAACCTCATAATAAGTTAAATTTCTTTGTGGATGATACAGAGATAATAGCTTTTGTAAAGCTTGGTCTGACTTTGGTACAAATAAAGAACCATTTCTAAATACAATATGCTTTAATGTAGAAAAACCATCTTGTTCATCTTTAAAAGGTGAATTTTGGTTTGAAGCATATCTTAATTCTCGGCTTATACCTTTTCCTTCATCCCACCACATTAATGGATTTCTACTGTGATGTCTTGAAGCTAGGGTATATGTAATTGGCGCTTTATTACCTAATAAAATATAAGTCCTATCTTTTAATTCCCATTCATTTTTTGGTTGAATAGGTTGTTTTGGTTGTGGTGCAGTTTGAACTGCTTCTGCTACGGGTGCTTCTAAAGCTTCCATAGACTCTTTTTTCTTAGCCATAATATAATATAATAAAATTGATAAAAAGTAAAGATAGAGGCGCCCTAAAGACGCCCCATCCTTACATTATTAATTATGCTCCTTGAGTAACAGACTTGAATAATACAAAGTTGTTTGCTCCTTGAACACATAGACATCTTTCAGACAAGAAGTGTACATTCATTTCATCAACGTCAGAAGTATAAACTCCACCTACAGATCCAGTGATCCAAGATTTCATTTTTCTATCATCAGCTTCAGAAGCTCTGTAACGTACGTGTAAGAAAGGACGCTTGATGTTCTTACCTAGTTGCTGATCGTATACAGTTGAAGTACCAGCAGGTACAAGTACACCATCAATATCTTCAGTAAGACCACGTGTAGCGGCGTCGTTTAAGTATTTCCAGTCAGTTTTGTAGAAGTCATAAGATCCTCTGCGGAAACCGCTGAACCCTAGGTTAAGTGCCATATCCTCACTGTTGTTGAATACCCCGTAAGAAGTACCACCGTTATAGTGAGCATTTACAGCTCCTAGCATATCATCGAAAGCAAGCGCAGTAGCTCTGTTTAAGAAAAGCATGTTTTCTTCAATAGCCCCTTGCTTGTCAAGATTTTTAAGAATTTCGTCAAAGTCTTGAAGTGCAGTTCTATCAGCTCCAGCATTGCTTAAAGTAGCTTCACCAGAATTAAAGTTTTGATAGATGTTTCCACGGCTTTCAATCGCAGCGAAAAGACCTTCAGTACCTTTATATCCTTGGTCAGCAGCTTCTGAACCATTTCCAGTAGTAGCGGCTAATTCACCTTCTACCATTGACATTTCAAGATAGTCTTCAAAACGAAGTCTTGTTTCATGCTCTGATTTTAAATACCAAAGGTATCCAGAAGCACCATTTTCTGTAGTTACTTCAACCCATCCAATTTGAGCAGTATCAGAACCAGAGATAGAATATTTATCTTTGATGATGATAGGTGAGTTGCTAAATTGTTGGAAACCAGCGTCTACAGATCCAATCATTCCAGCAGATCCTTTTGCAAATTCAGAACCGTAAACAAATACTTTTACAGCGACAGCAGTACCAGTTGAAAGACCAGCAGCGTCAAGATCTTGCTCAGCATAAGGAGCAACAGTAAATGTATCGGTTGTTACAGCAGTAACTACAGCTTTTACAGTTACAAGACCTTCGCTAATTGCTACGGTTTGACCAGCACGTACAGCGTGTCCAGCTTCTGTAATAACATTAGTTGCAGTGTTTGCTGCAGCAGCATCATATGCAATGTGTAATCTTCCTTGCTCTGACCAGATAACTTGATCTGAAGCAGAAGGAATCTCAGCTCCTACCATGCGTAAGAAAGAAGAAACAGAGCGATTTCCGTAACGCTCAACTTCCTTTTCGTATACGTCTGGTAAAAATTGTTGTGCAAATGTTCCACCTCCAGAGGCAGAATCAAAAGTCAGGTAGTTACCTGAAAAAAGTGTTTTAGTAGGTGAAGGCGTTAACCCAGCAGGAAACGATCCACCTGTTCCAAATAATCCCATTTTAAATTATTTTTTATTGTTATTGTTTAATTTTAACTCTTAATTTAGAGCTGTCATCACCACTAATTGCACGAATTTTAATACCGGAATCTGTTGTAACCGCTTCATGGCCTTGTCGAGGTGCCATATCTATATTTTTAGATTTAGCCATTGATGCTTTAACAGCATCTGCTCTACCTTGCTCATAAAAGTGATTTGCAATAGCGTCCGCGTTCATAGCTGTAAATAATGCTTTATGATAACCAGCCGCATCAGATAATTCATTATTGTCGTTAACAAACTTGCTAACTAATGTGTTTATATCTGATTGAGATGATTTAACATTATCAACGTCTTTTACATTAAACCTATATTTATTATTTCCAACTTTGTATTCAAAACCTTTAAATTCATCTGAAAATAATTTATTAGTTTGCTGCTCAAAAACATTTCGTTGCTGTTCACGCAATTTCTGTGTTGATTCTTGCTCAACTTTATAATCGTTGTAAAACTGAACCGCTTCTTTTTGTTCTGGAGTTAACTTTGAGCTTAACTTAAGGTCATCGTAGTATTGGTTCTTCAGATTAGAAAGATTTGATTTAGCTTCAGCAATTGATTCTTTAAATAGTAATTTTTTTCTTTTTATATCTCGCTCTTCGTCAACTTCTTCGTCGTATGAAAAATTGTCTTCAATTAAAAAATCAATTTCATCAGTTGATAAATGCGGTTTTGTTTGTTGATAGTATTCACGCAGAAGCTGCATGTCATCCATACCATCATAATCTTTATTAAGATTTACATAATCTTCAAGCGTACCACCAGTTTCTTCCATAAATTTGACTAATTTGTCAATGTTTTCTGGTAACTGATTGGTTTCTTGATTATTATTTACATCTTCCTCTTGTTCTTTAAGCTTATTAGGAATATCTTTTATTTTATCCGCTAATGTAGCTTCTTGTTCTACCGTTTCTTCATCTTGTACGAGCTCGAGCACTTGCTCTTCTGTTGTACTTTCATCGTTATCGGACCGTACTTCTTGGTCCACTTCCGCGCTATCTCCGGTTCGTTCGCCCACATCCACGCTTGTTGTTTCTTGCTCTTGAACGGCATCTGTTTGTTCTGTTTGAGGTTGTTGTCTTAAATCTATTTTAATGGTACCGTCATCATCAACAGTAACATTATTAGGTTTCTCTTCTGTTTGAACTTCCGCTTGCGGTTGTTCTTCTACTTGTTGTTCAACTGTTTCTTGTACAGTTTCTTCAACATTGTTTGCTTCTTCAGCCATAATAAAATAATATAAAATTGGTTAAATAAAAATTATCTAGGTTCAAACATTTCTAAATTAAATCCACTACCCATTGTATCATTTCCTGCAGATTCAAATTCTTGTTCACCTTTTCTATCTTTTCTTTGCTCTATAAGCTTAGATTGTTGTGAAGCTTGTATACGAGTTCTTTCGTCTTTACGATCCTCTTTATACTTTTCTTTTTTGTCAATCACTTCATTCTCTTTATCTTTAAGAGCTATATTAAGATCAAACTCATATTTCATAAGCTCTTTCTTAAGTTCTTTTTCTTGCTGCATTTTTTGCATTTCAAGATCATTTTCAATTTGAATGAGTTGTGCTTTTTGATTTGTAATAGCTTCATTCTTTTGAATCTCCATTTCCGCAGCAACTTGTGTATTCTGTGAATTAGCGTTTGCTTGTGCTTGAATATTACGCTGCTGTGATTCTTGATCTTGTTGTAGTTTCTTTCTTCTACGTACTTTTAATAATTGATTAGCAAGCTTGATATTTTTAATTTCTCTAATATCAATTGCATCTTCAAGATATATTTGATCTTTAGCTAATGCTTGTTGTATATTGTTTTCAAGCATTCCTTTTTCTTCTTCATCTGGCGACAATTCAATATAAATACCAAAATCATGCAAATGCATGTTTTTAATATCTTCTAATGTGCCAACATTAAATCTTCCAATACTTGAAATAAACGAATCTCTTGTTGGCGAAAACTCTAATACATCTGATATACGTAAACTAATAGCTTCAGCTGTTTTAGCTGTTAAATACAAACTTGATTGTAATATATGACGGGTAGCAGTATTTGAATTTGCTGCTGCAAGTTTTTGCACACCAACTAAAGCATTTTTATCTGGCATAGAACCATCTCTTGCTTCATTTAAGCCTGTCACGTCACGGATCATTTGTAAATAATAATTGTAAGTATTTATAAGCGAACTTATTTTATTATTACCGCCATTAGATGTTAATTCTTGAATTGGCACTTTGCCGTGATTTAAGTCTCCATCCTGAGTCATTGATCTACCAATAACAGAACCTGTTTGGAAGAACATATTCAATGCCTCTTGCGGATTATAGTTTGTACCATTACCTAAATCAATTTCAGCTAAACCATCAGCATCTAAATAAACTCCATCAGGTATCATTCTTGATAATACTTGTTGTAGTTTTAAATGTGTTAATTGAATCATATCTGCAAAACCAGTTATACGGCTTACAAGTGATTCAATACGACCCTTATATATTCTAGGTGCTACGACATGGTAATTAAGCATTGCTTTTGTAGTATCGCTTTTTGGTCGTACCATATTTTTAGCAATCTCCCACTTAAGCATTTTCTTTGTGCCTAAAACAAATGCACCATCATAAACAACTTCAATTGATCTTGATTCTTTACTAAATCTTGATCTGTCATCTTTAGGCGGATTGAATTGATCATTCTTAGGTATTGCTTTATCAGCACCAGATGCAGTCTTCTTTATTTTAAATACTTCATTATTATAAGTCTTATAATTAAAATATAAAACTTGAATAGTATTCGCATCTAAAACACTGTCTTCATTAATAAACCTATTATGCGAAGCTGGTGTTTGTACACCTTGCTTAGTTAGGTTACTTAAATCTTCATCAGTTAATTCAGGAAACTGTTGTTTTAATTCATTGATTGTTACGCTTTTAACTTCACCTATATAATATATATCATCAAAATAAGGCGAATATGTATATGAATAAACAATATCTGCAGGGTCAACATATTTAAGTCTAATACCCTCAGATTTATTAAATTCATTTTTAACGCAGCCAATACCAATAACTGTTAAATCATAATTTACTCTTCTTTGTAGTAAATCATAATTATTTGCATTCATTACAGAATTAATAGCTTGCTCTTGCGCTATTTCAATTGCTTGCTTGTATTCAAGCTGCATGTGTAATGATAGTTCTTCTTCAGACTCTGGTAATTTTTCAGGGTCATTGTTATATACATTGATACCTAACTGTTCTTGTATTTGATCAGATATTGCTCTTGTTTGCATATCTGTCATAATAGATTCAACGTATTTTGTTCTTTGTTCTATAGAAGATGGATCTTGTGAAAAAGCTTTAACATCATATAGTCTATCAGACATACCGTTTACAACGATGTCTACAAACTTTGGTATGATAGGTACAGGTTTCCAATCTAAATTAAGATAAAACAAATCACCATTAATAGATAATTCATCTTTATATTTTTTTACAGACTGCTCACCTCTTGCATATAGTCTGAGTCTATGGTATTCATCTCTATTAGAATAGAATCGTGTAGCACCAGAATCTCTTTTGAACCATTCGTGTTCAATAGCACGAGCTACTTCTAATCCGTAATCTAAACTAGCCTTTTCAGCATCGCTTGCTATTTGACTTGGAAATGAACTTTTTAAAATTGTTTCAGCCATGCTATTTAATTATTTGCGAATGCATTCCTTTATTGTTAAATCTTTTTATTTGTATTCCTAATGATTGTTTTTCGTATTTTGGTTTTGGATGATATAAATGCCTATTGCAAGCCATAATAGCGAGCCCAGAACTAATAGTTGCATCATACTTTGTTCGTTTATTTATATCAAATCTTGCCCAATCATTTAATGTTCTATTAAAATATATATTACCACTGCCTTCTTCATTATAGCCAACATATTTGTCTATATACGTTTCAATTGCAGCAGCATGAGCTTGCTTTATATCTTCAGATGTATTAGGTATTCCACCTATTTCTTTCTCTGTTACAGATAGTTTATTCCAAATTTTATCAGGTCTATTCATTGAAAACCCCCTGTAACCTCTTCGTTTTAAATGATATAACAATCTAGGTTTGTTATTTTCTGCTAATATTGGCATACCATAAAATATTAATGCCATAAGCACATCTTCAAAAAATATCTCTGCTGTTTGAGGTCGGGCAACATATTCTAAAAAGAATGTATTAGGTGGAGCATCTTCCATACTAAATTTAGTAAGGCCGTGAAGTGAACCTTTAGAACCTACACCATCAGTTGTACCGGATATATCATATGAGTCACATCCAAATGCACCAACATGTTCATTACCCGGATGCTTTATGCCATTCTTTACTATTACATTGTTTTGCAGATTCTTAGACGGTACCCAGCTGACTAAAAATCTACCACTTGGATTAGGCGAGAATATAACTTTACTGTCTTTTATTCCATTTTCCCACGAGAACGATCCCTTAGTGACCAAACCATCTCTTATGGCAGTTTCATTAAAATCAATCTGTTCATATATTTTAGTCAAATTAAATATACTATTTTTAGCTTCGTCTCGAAATGCATGTTCCTCAGTACGAGGGAATTGACGATAATATTCATTTAAACCGTCACTATCGTGTTTTAATCCATCAACTTCATTTTCCCAAAAGTCTATGACTCCGGTATCGATATAGTCCGCATCGTTTCCAAGGACGGGTTCTTCTGGAGTATCAAAGACAGGGTATCCAAAAGAATCAATGTATCCTTCGTAGTTCCATTCCATAGGTATGAACAAACTATATAATCCCGAGCTAGTCTGTCCATTTTTGTTGCGTCTTGTAACGTCTGAGTCATAATAAAGCTTTTTGAAGTTGTCACCACCTTTTTCTAATGCATTGGATGTTGATCCCATCATACACTTTCCTATAATCCTACTACCTAGACGCAGCGTTGTTTTTGTTACCCTCCAGTTATTTAATATGTTATCAGGTCTTTCCCATTTACCTGATTCATCATGTACTAATAACTTAAGCTTCTCACCATCATAACTGTTATCCCCAGTATTCTTCCAGTCTATTGTTGTATCAAGCCCCTCAAGTATTTGCTTTTCACTCGTTTCCGTAATCGACTTTTTTGTGAGTTTGGATGCTGGTACCCTGTATGCCAATTCTGATTTAGGTCTGTCCATCCCATCTTGTATCGGTTTAAAAAAGAACGGATAGTTGACTGATATTGGTACCACTTTATCGGTGAACATCTTTTTTGCATCAGCACCGGATTTTGATAATATTCCAAATCTAGCATCTGATGTAATTGTAGCTTGGTTAACAGTCTCTGATGAGGCCATAAAGCTAAACCCAGACCGTCTATTTTTGAGGTAGCACATTCCATAACATCTTTTATCTGCCTTGCATGCTTCCCAGAATATGAAGAATAATCTGTTTGCTTCCCTATAGTCTGGCTTCCCAACATCAATTTTGGTGTGCTGCAAGTACATATAATGAGAACCAGTAATAAAAGTAGGGATACCTTTGTTAATGAACCAATAACCTTCTTCGCGTTTGGTAAATTCTCTATCAATATATGCATACCATTTGTTTTTAAAAGAATCCGGATATGTTTCCCAATCAAATATACTTTTTACGTTTTTAAGTTCCTTAGGAAACTCATGCGGAGTCCATCTGTTATTATTGTTTTCAATTTCTTTTGGCTGAGGAGGTAATGCTATACACAATCCTTGAATATCTATTATCTCACCTATCTTGCCGTTTTTACTGATAACAATAATATCGTGTTCTTTATTATATCCATATTCCCATTTGTTATACCTATTTAATCTTTTGATTACGTTAGGTTTAACTGGTGTTATGGTTTTAACTAATGTCTGTTCGTACATTATCTAGATCTTCTTTCAGCAAATCCACCAAATGCTTCTTTCTTTTCAATGGGCTTATCTTCCATTAAATTCTTTTCGGCTTCTATGCGTGTAAGAATTTCAAAAGCATCGAATATTGCAAGTTTTTTTGTAGCAGCAGCATTCTTTAAACGATCTGCAGCAAGTTCATCATCACCGCCTTCTACAATAATTTCTTCTTCTGCTACTCGTATAAGCTCATGTACTGCCTTATACCCCGCTTGGATTATATTCGACTTCAGTTCCTTTGCGTTCATATTTAATTGAAATTGAATTAAGTGGTACTCTATATAATTTTTCTGAGTCAATTATAAACTCATATTCGCTGTTTGGTGTAAAACCTATTAAATCATTATCTTGTAACCCAAAGCTTTTTAAATCGCTTCCTAAATGCTTTAAAACACCTGTTAGCGGCTGTTCTTTGGTATCATCTAGCTTATTTAAACTATGTATTGGTTTTACAAAGCAAAAACCTGGTGGTGTGTACCATTTACCACTTCTTTTGTATAAAAATATTTGATCTGAAAAACAAAAGTATTTATCTTCTTCAAAATAGTTTCTACTATTTTTTTCATTACCACGCATATCGTAGTATCTTCTAAATACATTATGATGAATAATTACTTCATCACCTATTTGTAGATCATATTCATCTTTGATAATAGGGGTTTCAATTATGATACCATTCCTATTTACAAACTTATGGTCTTCTATTGATGTATTAAGTATTAACTCTTTATCATCAATATTTTTTTTGTTATTATATCTGCCTTCTATTGGTTGTACAATATAAGCGTGAGTATGTTTCATTAATATTGTAAATTAAATTCAATTGATACAGCCATGTTTTTATTAAAATGTTTCCATGGCAATATTTCGTCATTTTTCTTTATATATATTACGTATCCTTCTTCTTCTTCAAGTATTTCAGATATTGTATGTCCTCCAAATACTTCTTGACCAATTGAATAATGCATTGCGTCGTTTTTATAATCACGACCAATTGATATTTTTCGTATTAAATTCATTTTTTATTTTATTTAATTTTCCATTGTTTATGCGATTGCAATATATAGATAAGTTATACCCGAAGCATTTGTACCCGACCAATTATTATTTGCAACAAACCCCGTATCTGTAAATTGAATTTTTCGTGCAGTGTCAGAATCTTCAGTTAATGAAGTATTTGCATATAATGTTGTTGAATTATCGTATGGTCTTGTTCCCGATTGGCGGACATTATCATACATTAACCAATCATATCCCGTGTTCTGTGTTCGTTTTATCATTACAAATCTTGGCGCAAAATCAAGTGTAACTGTTACGTTTGTTGCACCACCGCCAACGTATGTCCCAACTTTTGATGCTCCCGAAACTGAATGGAAACAATATGAAATAAAATTTTTTGCATTTTCATTGCCTACTTGTGCAGCGCCACCGACATAAAAATAAGTTGAATCGGGTAATGTTCCAAAATAATTTGATGAAGTTAATACTTCACCTGTTGTGTTTAAAAATGCATATTTTCCCGCACCAAGCAAAGGTAAACTTACAACCCAATTATTCGTTCCTTGTGTTAAAGAATCAATACCTTTGTTGATAATAAGTTCAGGTGTTGAATTTAATCCGTGAGGAACAGAATCGTAAGTTGTATTACCATTTCCTGTATATTTCACAATAGAAAATCCAATATCAGTATTCGCACTCACATTCGCAGAAATATCCCCACTACTAATTGTAGAAGCTGCTCCTCCTGCTTTCCAACACCAAGCAACGTAGTCTGCATTTGCTCCTGTATAAGTTTGTCCAGGTGCTCCGTTAACTGCATAGCCTCCATTTGTAATATCAGCAATAGTAAAACCATTCGAATCAAAAGAAGTTACACCATAAGGACTAAAAGTATATTCTTGGTCTATAGCATTTGCAGATAAAAATTTTGAAATACCTCTTACTGAATCAAATAATTTATGGGCGGGAGTTGCATCTCTTGACTTTATCCAAACAAAATCAGGTTGGAATGCCATACCTAAAAAGTTTACGTTGGTAGGTGTTCCGTTGTATGCTAATCCATAACTACCTTTAGAAGCGTTAAAGTTTTGTAATACTTGACTATCAGACAATGCAGAACTATGTATTCTGAAATCGCCCACTCTACCATTCAAATCATAAGATGAAAAATTTCCTCCTATATAAAATTCAGTAAAATCAGCAGGATATGTAGCTGCTGAACCTGTTAATGTACTACTTACTTGTGAACCATTTCTATATAATTTTGCGGTTGTTGCTGTAAAAACTATTGCAATATGTTGCCACTCGTCAGCAGTTATTCCTGTAGATGTAAACTGACCGTTGATTGCGGCACTTCCACTTGTATTGTATCTATAAACTTCAATATCCGAATTTGAACCTCCAAAATTACCAATAAGAAGTCCATTAGTAGAGGCGTTTTGTTTAGCATAAACATAAGTGAAATTTCCTGTTTCGTGTGGTTCAATTATAAATTCTAATGTAAAATCTCCACTAAAAGAACTTCCAATAGTTTGGTCAACACTTAAATAATCTCCCGTACCATCAAAATCAAAATATCCGCCTCCATTCGAATCTGTGCCATAAGTTGTATTTCCATTTAAAGTTGCGGTATAGGAATTACCGCTTAAATCCGAAACAGTTCCACTTGTGTAGCCATCAACATCTAAATCAAGTTCTCTATTTGTGGTATATAGGGAACCAATATTACCCCCTGTATCATTAGCATTTTCATCTAACTGATATAAAGCAACACCTGAACCATCTCCAAATATATCAGTAGTAGATTTAGTAGCTTTAGTATAATCCTCATCTGCTAATTGATTTATTTGTGTTTGATTTAATGTAGTATTAAATATTCTTACTTGGTCTATTTTTGCAGGTATAAAAGCATCTGCTCTTCTTGAGCCTATTGTATTTTGGTCGGAAGTAACATAATTACTTACTGTTCCTCCTGTTTGTTGTGTTTTATCTATATATAATTCCGCAGAAGAACTTGTAAAATTTGCTGCTATATGATACCATTGTCCTGTAGTTATTGCAGAGTTTGATTTAACATTACTGCCATTTGAATTTGCATATTGTGCTAAAACATATCCTGAATCTGAAGATAAAAAATTAATTCCATATCCATTTTCAAACTCAATCAAAACGTCTGTGTCGGGAGTAGAATTAAAATAAACAAACATTGAAACAGCCATAGTAGAAGACTGTACACCTGATGGTAAATCTATATCGCTACTACTCCCATTAAAAGCAGCACCCTTTCTAATATACCCTGTTATCTTTTGTGTACCACCATTCCCTGTATAGGTTACAGTTTCAAAATTGGCTAAAGCATCAAATGCTGCTGCACCCCCAGCTCCTCCTGTATTAACTAATCTCTTTCCAACCATTACATAAAGCTTGGTAGTTGATATTCAGCGACCTCTGCTTGTGTTGTTAATGCATTTATTTCTGCCTCACGAGCATCACAGTCTGCTTTAAAATTTGCTCTTGCATCTATAACACTTTGCGGAACTTCCTCTCCTGTAGCTGTTAATCTAATATAATACCAATCTGTTTTTTCATATTCAGCATGGTATAAACTTTTCAATACAGCCACTTTAGCAGCCTTCATTTCTTCAAGAGTCTGTGTCCATACTTTGTCAATCACAGGATAGGTGAATACAGATGCATCAGCATCCCACATAATGTCCCCTAAGCTCTGTGTTGAACTATTATACGTTGGAGTTACTACAGGATAGAATCCAAAAGAAGCTCCGTCTGTGATGTTTAAATGCGTGCCGTTTTCATCTGCCCATACCTTTGGTAAGGCAGTGAATTTTTTAATTGCTCCTTCGTGTTGTATTGCTATCATACTGCTTCTTGACTTATAGATGCCCACTGTTCAGTTGCACCGTTGGTTGCTACTATTTGAATTAGGTTTGATACTGTTCCGTCATACGTCCCAGATATAACCTTAACTGATGCTGGAAGAGTTAAAGTACCTGTTCCTGTGATTATAAGGTCTTTAACCATCCCAGTTGATACGTTTGAAAATGTCAATGTTGTATCAGCTGACAATGTTTTTGTAAATACTTGAGCAGACGTAAAATCAACGTCATCAGTTGACATTGCTGCTACTGTAGTAAACTCGTCTGCTAAAACATTTGACGTGATTTTAGTTAGTGCCATAATTATTTATTTATTCTGTTATTAAATCCCAACTTGTTGTTTCTTCATTCCAAGAGTATTTCTGTCCATCGTCTGGCATAGCTACAGGAGCTTCCCATAGACAGCT